CCCACAATTGTGGGGCCCGTCGGAGGGAAACCTCCATACGGCGTAGAACTCTACTACCGTATCTGCCGTACCGATGTTGTTCATGGTATCTCTCTCCGGAAGGAGATAAGATGGCCGTGTATCAAGCAAGTCGATACATCGGGGTGTGACAGCCCAACCGATACTCGACAGAGTGTCTGACCTTAGTCAGTCGCCTCTGGAGTTGTCGATCAGACTGCCTCACGGTCTTCCGTGGAGCATGTCAACATCTATAGCCATTAGATCGGTCAAGCAAGCAGCTGCTACTTTCCCCGTCTAATCGATCTGTCATCACTTGGGTGCCCTATTTGCACTATTGGCGGTTGAATTCAACCCTCATACTTGGAAGGTCCAAGCCCCGTAGGTGATCGTCGATCTGGCTTTTCTTTATGTACCGCGAATCATTTTGCGTACGGATGTACTGTTGTACCTTCCTTATGCTTCCTGGTGGCTCGTACTCCTGAATGGGAACAAACTGATAGGATTCTACTAGTTGTTTCCACTTGGAGGAGAGCTGCTTCAGTGTGTCACGTTGTCTGGGAGGGGCTTTCCCTTCCAGCAGCGCGGCAAACTGAAGTTTCGCGGTTATCTGTTTGATGGCCTGAGGCATACTGATCAAGTTTTCTTGGTCCGTGTACCTTTTGACGTCCCTCCATTGCTTTCCCGCGATTTGGTGAATTGTGTCAAGCTTGACAACATCGTCCTTAACAAAGACGATGAATTCACGACACATCTGTTTGATGTAGTCCGGGTCTGCTCCATGGAGGTTCATATCATCAATGGCGTGAAGCACTTGTTCATCGGGATCACAGAATTCTCTGCTCCCGATCAACACTCGCTTCTCGTCATCACTCAAAAATGTCCAAAAGTCTTCCCGTGCACCGCGTGGGTGGTTGATTCCACCCATCGATCCCGGAAGATATTTTGACAGCCTCGCGGGACGAGAATGGATGAGGGTGTGACCATTTGGTCGCACCCTCTCCTGCCTCGTCTCTGCGAGTCTGTTCCGGATAACAGGTGTCTTGTCGATGAGCTCATCAACAAGTTCACAGGAAATCCGGTGGACTCTAGTCTTTGGCGAAATGTATCCTAGATAGCCTCCGATCAGTCGGATTTTATCTATGACCAGACATTTGTCTGGGGCAGACTCTGCAAGCGAGAAACCTCTCGGCTTGGGACTGTCGACATATCTCCATCCAAAGTTATCAGTTGGAACATTAATTGCGCACTCTTCAGTGAAGGTTGCGTAACGAGTTGAGTTATACCAAGTGTTTTCGCTTGGTTCTACCTCAGCCATCCTATACAATAGTCTAAGATGGTTCCCACTGTTAAAGCTTGTAAAATGCACAGCATCGTCACCCGATTGCCCATGGTATCCCCTGGGCCTCGGATCGGCGGTGTCTAGGAAGCGCTGACAATGGTCAATGTGCAGTTTGATGTATTCATCTATCTGCGCGTTGGTCATAGCGCCTCCCTCGGGGATGTCACCAAAGTAGGTTACCGCTTCTTCCAAGAATTCTTGGATGGTTAGCGTCAGCCCGTTTAGGTATATCCCCGAGAGTGCTTCTCCCATCATGATCCCGCGATTGTGTACGCAGGGTAGGTGTCTACCCTTGTCCACATCCTTCTCGTTTGAGAAGAAGCCGCGTTCGGACAATGCTACTTGTGCCGCATAGCGCAAGAACATTGTATCTGGATCGTTTATTCCATCGATCACACCATGCAGAACGTCTGACGCCACCTTTCGTGGCGGACAGTCTGTTGCTGCAGTCTGATCGACGGACGCCGCAAATCTTGGAATGTTCGTGGTGGTAAACTTATCACCACGAGCATCCACGATTTGTGTGCTGCGTCCGAGGAATTTGATCAAGGCCCACAATTTGACCGACTCCTTAAGCCCGATATACAACTGTTTATCGGTCCAAAGGTAGGGATCTATTTTGTGTCGAGCTACGTGCCCAATAACAACGGAGGCGAAAGACGTGATCGTGACAACACGGCATTTCCACCCCTCTTCTGCTAGAGGACACACTCGAGCCTCGAGACCCCCACCTACGAACTCGTAGGTGGGAACAGTCCCGAGGGGCCATAACCATGGAGCCAGCTCTCCTTCAAATGTGGTGAAGACTTCTTCACCCATCTGGAGCAGGGCCCATAGTACACCAAAGTAACCGAGACGTGCATCTGCACTTCCGTCGGGAAACTCTGTGGTACATTCTCCGAGATAACAGACCTGACTCAGTGTCTTGTCTGGATCATAGTTCTCATGCTTGAGTACTATGCATCCAAATAAATCAATGACGTCAGTGACTGGTTTGGTAGGGAGGATATCAGAAACCTTTCGGTTCATGAAATCCTTCACAATCAAATCAATCATCTCTTGGTTCTTACCGCCCTCATCTCTCGAGTAATCTCGGGAGGAGTGGTTGGTGGCAGACCAGTGAGAGTCTTTTCTGTGTTGGGCACCCCTGAGGCGTGAGAATGTCTTGGTAACAGCTGTTTTCCAAGACAAGTCCCACAACCCAGGGGCTTCGATCCTCTTCTTGAACTTCTCGAGCTGTTTCAATTGAAACTCTCGATCAGGCTCAGGTTGGGTTCGCCCTGTATTAGCGAGGGTCACAACAGCCTCCAAGTCATTCCTTAATGGCTTGGGCCGTAGTGCCTTGCAGAGATTGATATCGATGAAGTAGGGAGGAATCTGTCGATTCCCCTGCTCCTTCACGATCTCATCTATCCAGTAATCAGGAACTCCTGATGACTTGAATAGACCCCTCATGTTGCGGGCGCACCGGGAATACCCGGCGCGACCCACATCCACTGAGGGGTTCTCTCGCGTTGAATCTTCATTCGCCAAAATTGTACGCGTTTGGTTGGACCATCTCTTGATGGTGAGGGCCAGATCGGATTGTCCGCCTTGGTTATAGATCTCTATAACCAGATGACGAACTGTCCTCACTGTTCCAACCTGTGCTCGTGCAATGACCATTGAACAATATAAGGGGAACCAACAACGGTTGATTTCCTTTACACTGCCCGGTCTGCTGATCTCATCATGTGAAATTTCACTAAGTGAGATCCAGCATTTGGATTTTGTTGTCTGTGGTACGGTCTTCACTTTCTCATGTTTTCCAACTTCCGTTGGCGTGATAGAGTTTGGATCGATGCGCTTATGATCCCCTGACAAAGGGACCGGTGACCTCTAGTCACCCGCAGACGAAAAA